CGCCCAGCGTGTAGGGTCTGCCCTGCTCCGGCTCTCGGAAAAGAAGAATCTCCCCCTTTTCGTCCTCGGTAAATTTCCGCTCCTGCAAAAGAATACGGTCAAGCCGCTCCTGTGTCTCCTCGTAGGTGAAGCGCCCCCTTCTGGGTGCTTCTTCCATCGTCCGCAGCCGTATGATGATTGCCTTGTTGTCAAATACCCCTGCCCCTGTCGCAATAAATGCCTCCTCCGGTGTCGAAGGGTATTCCTGATGGAATAGATCCATGTCGTTGTTGCAGTTGTTCCGGATGCACCAACGCCGCCACATGATTTGCTCGTTGTCCAAGCCAAAAGCGGTCTTAAGTTCTTCTTCCTCCTCCGTCAGCTGCTCCCCGTGGTAGTCCCTGCGGTATTCGTCCATTTCAAACCATGCCGCAAAAAAGGGTACATAGTCATTTCGCCCTGCAACCGCATCGTCCCACATCTCCTTGAAGAAGTTGAACCCCTTCGCCGTGCTCTCTATGATTATCATGCTGTCCTTTGTCGCCGGCAC